AGCAAGGTTTTCATCGTGCTTTTCGTGTTGAAGAAAAACAGACAGATGTCTACTGGCTGGCGTGGGAGTGTTTAAGAGCTGCAGGCGAAACCGTGCCAATGTTCGGTGCAGAGTTTTTAAAAACACTTAAAAAGGTTGAGGTACTGGATGATGACCCGGAACTATAGGGCGTGACTCGTTTACTTACTTGATCGCACGGATCAGTTTGGAAACGGGTATCGCGCCTAATGATTTATTAGCACTTGATAGCAGGATGTTTAAAACTTTATTGCAGGCTATGAAAGATCGAAATAAGGAGATAAAAGATGGCCAAAGTAGAAATACGCGGAAACGCTGATCTGCGTAAAGCCCTTCGTGCGTTTACCCCTGATCTTGAAAAACAATTAAAGTTAGAATTAAAAACTGCTTTAATGCCTGTAGTAAAAAAAGCCAGGGGTTTCGTGCCTAGTCAATCGCCTATGAGTGGTTGGCAGGCACGATCTTTTTCTGAGGCTACTTTTCCAGTATTTAATTACAACACCATAGTTAAAAATATAGTTTTAGAAACTAGCCCTAGCAAGCGCGATAGTCGAGGATTTACGTCTATGGCTAGAATTATTAACAAGTCTGCAGCTGGTTCAATTTATGAAACGGCTAGACGGCCACAGACATGGGTAGGGCCTTACGCATCGGGTACATCTAAAGGCGTTAGTCGATCTGTAAACCCTAAAGCTGGTGCTAAATTTATTGAAAATCTTGGCGATGTTACATCTAGCCTTAAAGGCCAAGGACGTTTTATATTCAGGGCATGGGCTGAAAGTCGAGGCGTAGCTGAAGGCGCAGCTAATAAAGCTATAGATACAGCTATAAGACAATTCTATGCTCGTAACACAAATCAAAGATTTAGCAGGGCTGCCTAATGGCATATGCAGATATTAAACTAGGTTCAAGTTTTGATGCTAAAGGTTTTAAGCAAGCTACAAAGGCTACAGATAAATTAGGCAAAGATGTTAAAAAACTTGCTGGTGCATTTGGTCTAGCTTTTAGTGCCGCAGCTGTAGTTCGTTTTGGAAAAGCAACGGTTAAAGCTTTTTCAGACGATCAAAAATCGGCTGTAGCTTTAACTAAGACATTAGAAAACTTAGGTCTTGCTTTTGCTAATACTGGTATCGAAGATTTTCTTGGCAAAATGTCACTTGCTAGTGGCGTGGCAGGCGAGGAACTTAGAACCGCCATGCAGAACCTCGTACAAACTAACTTAGATGTAGTTGCATCTCAAAAGTTAATGTCTTTAGCTTTAGATATATCTGCTGCAGGATTTGGAGATGTAACTAGCGTTGCCGATAGTTTATCTAAAGCAATGGCTGGTAACACTAAAGGCATTGCAAAATACAAAATTGGCATTACTCAAGCTGATCTAGCTACTATGAGCTTTGAAGAAATTCAAGAAAAACTAACCAAGACTTTTAAAGGGCAAGCTGCGGCTGCAGCTGATACTTATGCTGGCAAGCTAGGCACAATTAAAGAAGCTGCTGGCCAAGCACAAGAAGCTATCGGAAAATCATTGATTGATGCTTTAATGGAAATTGGCAACAACAAAGATATGCAAGGCTTAACTGAGGACATTATTGCCGCTGGTGAAGGTATTGGTTATTTAATAAGCGGCATCGGTGATCTAGTAAAAACTATTGGCACCATCCCCGGTTTTGGTTTTGAAGGCGTAGGAAAAAATGCGCCAATGCCATTTACATTAAACCCTTTAGCAATTTTGGCGCAAAAAGCTTACAAAGATCAGCTAAGCGCACAATATAAACTAGAGGAAAAACGTTTAAAAAATGCTATGAAAATGAAGTGGCTAATGGGTGCTGCAGTAAATCCAACTAAGGATACAATTTTAACTCGCGAAGAAGTCATGGCAGGCATGACACCATCTCAAAAGCGTAAAGAAATTGCAGACAAAAAGGCTGCTGCTGCTGCCGCTAAAGCTCGCGCTGATGAATTAAAAGCCGCAAAATTAGCCGCCGCCAATAAGATTAAGGCCGACAAACTAGCAGCTGCTAATAAAGCAAAACTAGATAAAGCTTCTGCTGTACTTGAATTACAAAAGATTCAAATAGCTGCTGCACTTAAAGGAAAGATTAGCGCAGAAGAAAAACTACGTTTAGAACTTATGCTAGCTATTGAAAATGAACAAGGCGATAAGGCCGAGGCACTAGCCAAGAAGTTAGAAAAAATTCAAGAGCAAAATGCCAAGATTGCTGCCGATTTATTAGCAATAGGTGAGGCTAAAGATCCGTTTGCTACATGGGCAGGCAGTTTATCTTTAGCGTTATTAGCACTTAGTAAGCTAGGGCTAGGCATGTCTGCAATTAGTTCTACTATGATCCCTGGCGTTACTTACAACCCTAGCCAAAACGCAGATCGCAATTACGATGACAAAGTAGCCGCCGCTAAAGCCGCCGCAGAAAAGGCTGCAGCCGAAAAAGCCGCAGCAGAAAAAGAAGCTGCTGATAGACAAGCTGCACTAAGCACTACTATTTTTGCAGAGGATGACACGATCGAGGAAATTTTAGCCAAGGTAGAAAATGTCGCTGCTGAGGCCGCTGCGGCTGCAGAATCTGCTGCTGCATCCGTGGCGGAAACTCAGGTAACTGTAGATGCCTTAGCTGCAGCCACTACCAATAGCATGCCTGCGGCTGGTATGAATTTTAACCCGTACCAAAATAGAGATCGCAACTACGATATGGGTGCAACCCAAGCCCCTACTATCATCGTAAATAATACTGGCTCAGTAATTATGCAAGATGAGTTCGTAGATGCTGTAAATAATGCACTTTTAGCAGCTGAACGCACTGGCTACAATCGAACACCAGCAGGGTTTTTAACTATATGACAGTCCCAACGATTAACGCGGTTATTAACTTTTCTACTGGCCCTAGTTTTGCCCAGGCTTTTATTATCGGCGAAGGCATATTCGGTACTAACGTATTGGCAGACTCAGCTGCAGTTATCGTAGATGTTAGCGATGTAGTAGATAGCGTAAATATCAAGCGCGGCCGCAATCCGCAGGCAGATGAGTTTCAGACTGGCACAATGACCCTGCGCATAGTTGATCAAAATGGCGACTTCAACAGCCAGAACCCAAATTCTCCCTATTTTTCTTACCTAACACCTATGCGTAAAGTATCTATATCGGCTACTTATGGCGGTAGCACCTATGCCATGTTCTCGGGATTTATTACCAGCTACACGACGACTACCCCTAAAAATGCTAACGATGTTGTTTACACAACCATCCAGGCAGTAGATGCGCAGCGATTAGCGCAAAATGCTCAAATCAGTACCGTTACGGGTGCAATCGCTGGCGATCTAAGTGGCACACGCATTAACGAGATACTTGACGAGATTTCATGGCCAGCATCTATGCGCGATGTTGATGCAGGTTTGACTACTATGCAGGCAGACCCCGGCACAGCTCGTACATCCCTAGCCGCATTACAAACTGTTACAAATAGTGAGTACGGCGCGTTCTACGTTGATGCATCTGGATCTTTCGTATTTCAGGATCGATCAGTAACTACGGCAAGCATCGCAGGCACACCTACAGTATTTAACGATAACGGTACAGATATTGGCTATTTTAATGCCGTATGGCGACTTGATGACACCCTTGTATTTAACCAAGCTAACGTGAGCCGTGCAGGTGGCAGTGTTCAAAATGCCACTAACGCAGCTAGTGTCGAAAAATATTTTGCCCATACTTACAATATCCAGAATTTACTAATGGAAACCGATGCCGTAGCCCTGGACTATGCCCGTGCATACGTTGCAAGCCGTGCCGAAACTAGCGTTAGATGCGATGCCATCGAGTTAGACCTTTACACAGATAACTACGCCAATGGCATATTAGCTGCGCTTGATCTAGATTTCTTTGATCCTGTGACGATTACGACAAACCAGCCCGGTAGCTCGACTCTGACAAAAACACTTCAAGTTTTCGGCGTGGCACACAGCGTTACCCCGAATAAATGGCGTACTACCTTTACTACACTTGAACCTGTTATTGACGGGTTTATATTAAACTCAACCGAATATGGCGTACTTGATACGTCTGTACTAAGTTACTAAGGAGATAAAAAATGGGAGCAGGAGCAGGTTTTAAGACCTTTGTAACCGGTGACGTATTAACAGCTGCCGATACAAATGGCTATTTAATGCAAGGCACTTGGGTATTCGCTGATGCAGCAGCCCGTACAGCAGCTGTAACAAGCCCGCAAGAAGGCAATATGAGTTACTTAAAAGATACTAACTCAACTGAGTATTACAGCGGGTCGGCATGGGTAGCAGTAGGCGGTGCTGGAATGACACTTATAACCCCACCCGTTACATTATCAGGGGCAAGTACTACTATCGGCAGCATAAGTCAAAGCTACAAAACTTTAGTGGCATTTATTTATGGCATGACTAACGCAACCGCTGATGGTATTTTTCGTATTGCTATAAATGGAAACACATCAGCGCAAGCGGGCGTACAAATTCAAAATATAAATAACACACCTAGCGGCCCATCAACTATTGGCGGCAATACTTATTTAAATACCGTTACAGGATTAGCGCGAACAAATAGTGAGAATAGTTTTCAATTAACTATTAGTAATTACACAAATATTGGAACGTATAAACCATATCTTTTAAACGGTTATATGCGAGCAACGACTCCAGGAGATATGTATCTTTTACAAAGCGGCGCCTATCAAGACCCTACTGTAGCAATTACTTCGCTAGTGTTTTCTAACGCTGGTGGAAACTTCTCAACTGGAACTGTCAAACTATACGGAGTGAACTAATGACTAAACCAACAGTAAGAATTGTGAACGCCGAAACAGGCGAAGTTATCGATCGTGAAATGACCGATGTCGAATATAAAGCGCATCAAGATGATCGCGCTGCTATTGCCGCCTCTGAATCTGAGGCACAAGCTAAAGCCGATGCTAAAGCTGCTTTACTAGCAAAGCTAGGCATTACCGAGGATGAAGCAAAGCTGCTAATCGGATAATGAGTGCGATCAGTTATAACGGCTGGCTAGCATCTAAGGATGTTGAGTCGATCCGTATCAAGTCTTACCCAGTAAAGGGTACAAAGATCAAGCTGCGCTGTGCATATTTTGCTGCACCTTTATTGGTTGCCTTTGCTGAGCAGTTTCATGAGCTGATTGAGCCGATCGATGGCGGTACATTAGATGACTGGGGATACGCGTACAGAGATGTTAGAAACGTACCAGGCAAATTAAGTAATCACGCATCGGGTACTGCTATCGATCTCAACGCGACTAAACACCCGTTAGGCAAGGCTGGCACTTTCCCAGCTGAGAAGGTTCCAATGATCCAGGCATTAACTAAAAAATACGGGTTAGCCTGGGGCGGTAATTGGACTCGGAAAGACGAGATGCATTGGGAGATCGCACAAGATCCCGTAAAGACAGCAAAACTAATAGAGAAGTTAGGATTAAGTTATGCCGACTAGCGCACAAGTAACAGTAACCACTACAGCCACGCTTTTAGTAGCTGCCAATATTATGGATCAAACAGTATTGCTACATAATTTAGGCGGCGGTGCGGTTTATCTAGGTAACGCAAGTGTTACTACATCCAATGGTTACAAGATGGATAACACAGATAAATTACAAATACCCGTAGGCGATAACGAGGCTCTTTACGCTATTACTGCCAGCGGTACTCATACCATTGCAGTATTGACACAAGTCAATTAAGGGCATTTAGGAGAAAATCCAGTGAAGGAACAAGCTAAGGCCGCTGGCCTTTCATACTTACGCGCCGCTTTTAGCTGCGCTGCTGCGCTTTACATGTCCGGCATTACAGATTACAAGACACTAGGCAACGCGTTCATAGCAGGACTGCTTGGGCCATTATTGCGAGCCATGAACCCTAGCGATCCTACTTTCGGCGTTAAGTAATGACGGCCGCCCAGTCGCTTATAGCAATAGCCATAGGATTATGTACTCTTATGGGGTTTGCGGCTGGGCTGGTTCGCCATTTAGTCAAGTACTACCTAAGCGAATTACGCATGGACAATAACGGCGGCCATAACTTAAGGGGTCGAGTAGATCGCATAGAGGCCAAGGTGGATAGCATCTACGAGATGTTACTAACCCGTTAGGGCGTGTCGGTTATTGCCAACTGTCATACCCAGGCTTTACCCTTTATTTACACGTTAGGCAGGGCTACCTAATTCGGTGTAGCACGGCTTAACCCAAACAAGGGCGAAGTAAATGGATATAGAAAAAGTAGCAGTATTCGTAATAATGGTAAGTATTGCTTGGTTTATTGTAGGTTGGTCAGTTGGTTACAAAGAAGGCGTAAAGGATGGCTACAATCGTGGCCGCGCAGCTGGTATGCGTGTAGCTACTGATCGTGTGGTTAAGTGATGGCCTTTGACCTAAATAATTATGAGGATGTGAACAGCCGCATTAAGCGGTTTAGAGAAACCCATATCGCAGGCCGCATAACTACCGAGATCGTTGAGTTAAACGTGAAAGATGGTTATGTAGTAATTAGAGCCTGCGTATTCCGTGAGCATGAGGATGTAGTGCCGGCAGCTATTGACTATGCCTTTGAGCAAAGATCAGATCGAGGCGTAAACAGGGACTTTTGGATCGAGAACTGCAGCACTAGCGCAATCGGTCGAGCCATTGGGTTACTGATGCCTAGCGATGCACGCCCTACAAGGCAGGACATGGAGAAGGTAGAACGCTTAGCGGCTCAGCCTGCAGTAGAGGTTGATCTATGGGCTACTGCTATACCTGCAGTAAAGGTTGATGGCGTGGGAAGTGTGCGCCCAGCAGCTGAAACTATTAAAGACATCAAAGCGCAATTAGGTGGCGAGATCGTAGATCCTGCACCTATCTGCTCGCATGGCCGCATGGTTTATAAAGAAGGCGTAAGCGAGAAAACTGGCAATAAATACCGGGGCTATACCTGTAGCAGCAAGACACGCGGCGATCAATGCAAACCAATATGGCTATAACCGATATGGCGCAGATAGTCCAGGTGATCTTAGATCGATCACAGGAGAAGCAAGCTGCAGCGTGTGGTTTTGCGCGTAGCACAGGTGAATTTATAACTACGCCTGATCGCAGATATAGCCGACAAACTAATATAAATTATCATGAGTTCATATTAGAAAATAGCGAGGCCGTAGGCTCAGAGATTGCTGTAGCTCAATACATGGGATTACAAAATTTCGTACCTACTGTCCATACTTACCGAGATCAAGCCGATATAACTGTCGGTAATCTAGGCTTTGAGGTTAAATGGACTAGATATACCAATGGCCATTTAATCATCCATAAGGATTACCCACGGCTAAACGATGTAGCAATCCTGGTGGTAAATAAGTCACCTGTATATCAAATAGTGGGCTGGATGCCCGTGCTGTGGGCTAAGAAGGCCAAGTATTTCAACGCAGCTGATGGCAATTTCTGGGTATCTCAACGTGAGTTATTTGAAATGGATGCGCTAAGGAAGTCCGTATATGGCATTACTGAGGCTTAATTGCAGGGTTTGCGCCAAGATTGGTAGCGGTATGCAAACGCATAAGATCGTAGATGAATTTATTAACTTGCCGCCTAACGTAGTTTGCGTTCAATGCTTAGGCTGTGGCGTTATGGGCATAGAGATGCTACTCAATAGTGAACGCGCTAAGGATGAGGACATGCTAAATGACTAACGAGCTAAGAATCAGCTGTAACTGCGAGGACTACAAAGAGATGAGCCTTTCGGTTCACCTGGTTAATGGCATTATCCCTATCATCATTATCAAGTGCGAAAACTGCATGAGTGCATACACAGTCATGCCTAATTCGGTGCAGCATGCCTAGTTACCTATATCGCTGCGATCAATGCGGCGTAGAGCTAGAGATGAATCACCCGGTAAATACACACGGCGACAGCGCACCCTTGTGCTGCAGCTACCCAATGATGCGCGTGTTTAGCGCGCCATCGATCATATTTAAAGGAACAGGATGGGGTAAAGA